ATCAATGCTTCTAAGTGATCTTTGACTCAAAGATCACTTAGAAGCATTGATGAGTCGTTGTCATTATTTGGATCTTACACTAGATACCATGCGTGATAAGTATTTGCGTATTAAACAAATTGCCCGCAGCGGCGGCTTGTTTGCTGCATACGGTCTTGATAAAATGCAAGAAAACGAAATCATCGATTTTATGAAAACTAATCAAAATCGTTTGCGTGAAATGAGCTTGCGTATGGCAATTAAACTAGCAGACCTGCGCCGCATGAGTCCGAACCGTTGGCAAGGAATTGCAGAAAATACTTGCATGAAGGTGCGCTAAGATTGGTTAACTACAATAAACAATTTCCACATTTTGTTGAAGATTGGATTCTTTGGTTAGGTTGTCGAGTTGATAAACTCGGCAACATCATTGACTTTCCGTTTTATGTAACTCCACCTGTTAAAGTTGCAAATTACGATGTTGCATTTATTGAAAATACCGGCCAAGCACTTGTTCAAGGAATTGGATTTACTAAATCACAATCGCAATTAGCAGTGCGTATCATAACCAAACATCGCAAACAAATCAAAAAACAGCTAAACATTGATGTAGATTTTCTATTAACAAATCCAGAGTTTAAACTTCCTATTAGGGATGTACAAAATAATTTTGAAATAGTCAATGGCTCTGATAACTATTATATTATAAAATTTCCTTACCAGCCAAAAATGGTAGATCGTATGCATAATTTAAGTGCACACAGTAGTGGAGACTTTAGATGGAACAGTGACGATCGTTTGTGGAGTATTTCAAAAACTGAAAAAAATCTAAAACTGTTGTATAAATTTTTAAATGAGTTTAACAAACATCCGTGGAAAGTTGATAATAGTATACAGCAGGATCTAGATGTTGCACACCAAGCAATAACTAATTACTATAATTGTATTCCTAATATTGACTTAGTTGACAATCAATATGTTGTTAACAACAGCAATGAATACGTCGATCGTGCTCTAATAGATTTTGATTTTAGTCAGCCTGTGCCAGACTTGTGTCTAAGATTAGAAAAATATGGACTGTTTCCAGGAAAAAATTTGACAACCTATGTACAAAACAAGTATACTAATATTTCAAGTGCACTTCTAACTGGGCAAACAGATATACTTAAACTTGGCAGGAAATTTGAATCTCCTGTTAATTACGAAAATTTAGAAGATATTATGAAATCAGTTAATGCACGTTTTTGGGTGTTTATAACATTACAAAAAAATTCTACAAGTGCAAGTAGAGCAAGGGAAATTGCATTTAACACTCCTACTGTAGGCGAGGTAATATTTTTAAGTCATGACCGTGGTTCGCATGAGGATTCGGCTAGTATAATTAGTGACTTAGATTTAAAAGATAGTATTATTATAACTGATAATAGTATGATAATCGGAAAGTACTATACTAAAAAGATAATAAAAACACCAGTAATGAAAATGTTTTATTTGTTTGGAGAATAATGAAAAATTGTAAAATCATAATCAAAGACGAAGTCAACATCAAACTCGAAGGCTTAGATCTTGATGTCAGAAAGAAGTTGGTAAACACATTTAAATATATGTTGCCTTATGCTAGGCATATGCCAGCATATAAATTAGGACGTTGGGACGGAACAGTAAGTTTTTTTCAAATGGGTGGTAGTACATATTTAAATTTATTACCCGAAATACTTCCGATAGTTGAACGTTATAACTATAATATTGAGCTGGAAGACCGTAGAGAAAACTTTGGCGAGTTAACATTTGATCGTGTAACAGAAGAAACGTTCGCAAATAAAAACTGGCCAGAAGGGCACCCTGTTGCCGGCGAACCTGTAGTACTACGTGACTATCAAATTGAAGTAGTAAACAACTTTTTAGAAAACCCACAATGCTTACAGGAAATTGCTACCGGCGCTGGTAAAACATTAATGACAGCCGCACTTAGTAGCAGTGTGGAAAAGTATGGGCGTAGTATTGTAGTTGTGCCTAACAAGAGTTTGGTTGTACAAACAGAAGAAGACTACATTAACTTGGGATTAGATGTAGGTGTTTACTTTGGTGATAGGAAAGAGTTTGGTAAAACGCATACTATCTGTACATGGCAAAGTTTAAACAGCATGCTCAAGAACACAAAGAACGGAGTAGCACCTGTTACCATTGAAGCGTTTTTGGAAGATGTTATTTGTGTTATCATTGACGAAGTACACCAAGCAAAGGCTGACGCATTAAAAACACTATTAACTGGAGTAATGGCTAACATTCCTATTCGTTGGGGGTTAACTGGAACTATACCCAAAGAAAAACACGAGTTTGCTAGTTTACATGTAAGTTTAGGCGAAGTAGTAAATCAAATTGCTGCTAGTGAACTACAAGACATGGGTGTACTAGCACAATGTAATGTAAACATTCTACAAACACAGGACTACAAAGAGTACACTGAGTATCAACAAGAAATGCAGTATCTTGTTACAGACGATACACGCATACAGTGGATGGCTGATCGTATCAACGGTATTAAACAAAACGGCAATACTCTTATACTAGTAGATAGAATCAAAGCCGGCGAAAAACTACAGGAGTTGATTCCTGAAAGTGTGTTTGTCAAAGGTGATGTTAAATTAAAAGATAGAAAGGATGCTTACGATGAAATTAAAGAAGGAACAAACTTGGTTATCATTGCTACTTACGGTGTTGCTGCCGTGGGCATTAATATTCCTCGTATTTTTAACTTGGTTCTTGTGGAGCCTGGGAAAAGTTTCGTTAGGGTAATACAAAGTATTGGGCGTGGTATTCGCAAAGCCAAAGACAAAGATCATGTTGAAATATGGGACATAACCAGTAGTTGTAAGTTTAGCAAACGGCACTTGACCAAACGGAAAGCCTTCTATAAAGAAGCAAACTATCCGTTTAAGGTCCATAAACTCAATGAGTATTAACTTGACCTATCAAACGGTTTGTGTTACATTAATATACAAATAAAGGATATCTTATGAGAATACTTACAGCAGAAAATACTTGCTTTGAAATGTCCGACTTCCCAGAAGAAGTAAGTGATCTTCGATTCGGTGTATTAGACAACAGCAATCCAGCAGACCCTGATTACTTTTTTATTCCTTTGATTTTTCTAGAAACGTTTAACGATCCTGCGTTTGTACTAAACATAGGGGGTAAAGTTATACGTGTGCCCTACAACTGGCAAATACTGATAGGTGAAGCAGACTACGGTGACCTTGAAGTACTTCCGTTGACAAGACTTAACGATAGAGATTTTAAAGCATTTGCATTTAATCCAATTAGCGATATTATGCCCGATTTTACACCAATTGAAATAGTTGATGTATATCATGACATTAAATGGTATTTTCCTAAATTAAAACCTGGTAATATGCTAGCAATACCATTAGAAAATAAACCAAAGCCTAAATGTGCTTATTTTGTCAAAGACATTAGCAAACAATGCGAAATAGTAGATATTAATAAGGCTTGGTAAATGAGCGAAAGTGGCATTAAACTGGCAGATTTGTTTCGTGCAGTCAATAACAAAAACACAGACTGGTGGGAAACTCTTACCGAAGAACAGCAACATAAGTTTAGCAGTTGGTTGTACAGCCGATATATGAGTATAGTACGACATAATAATCCTGACATGCATAGATACTATTTGATTAACGCAAACCAAACACTTAATCCATCAATTAGTATGCTTACTAAAAACCATGCCAAGTTAATATACTTGTTAATGACTACAATGGTTAACGAATACACTCGTGTTGATCATCAATATATTCCTCCAATGAAAAAGAACAAAGCCAACAAAGACATTAATATTATAATGAAATTGTTGCATCAAATTTATCCAAATTATAAAGACGACGAACTTGAATTGTTAGCATCGACAACAAACAAAAAAGAAGTAAAACAATTGCTACAAGATCATGGATATAGCGACAAACAAATCAAGGCATCGTTTAAGTGACCGGTTTAAATGACATAATTAAGGCAGCAAAAGATCTCGGACCTATGCCTAAGGATTTTAAGTGCCAGTACTGTGGAAAAAGTTATGTTAAGGAAAGTACACTTGCTAGTCACTTGTGCGAGCCTAAGCGTAGATTTCAACAAAGAAACGAAATTGGTGTACGGCTAGGATTTATGTCTTATCAAAAGTTTTACAAGTTTACACAAAATAAAGAAAATGCAACATATGAAAAATTTAGTGCTAGTCCTTACTATACAGCATTTGTTAAATTCGGAAGGCACTTGCACAGTATAAATGCTATAAAACCAGAACGCTTTGCAGAATGGGTTATTAAAAATAACAAAAAACTTGATCAATGGACTAAAGATGTTTTTTATAGCGAATACCTATTAGAATATATAAAAAATGAAGATACACAGGATGCACTAGAACGTAGTATATTGGAAATGCAAAAATGGGCAACAGAAAATTCAAGTCAAGTTACTCACTACTTTAAATATGCCAATGAAAACAAAATTACTCGAGCAATAAGCAATGGTAGAATCAGTCCTTGGATTGTATATTGCAGCGAAAGTGGAATACAAATGTTGGAAAGATTAAATCAGGAACAATTATCAATTGTATTTGAATGGATTGATCCTCAGTACTGGAATCTGAAATTAAAAAGATATCCTGCAGATTCAGCTTGGTGCAAAGATATTTTAAAAAAATCAGGATTTTAATAATGTATAAAGATATCAATGAAGTTAAAGATAATATACAAAATTTAATAGAAGATTATCAACAGGCAGCATTAGGCACACACAGAGGAGCATACCCAGAAGTTAGTAAAGTAACACCAGTAATCGAAGAAGGTGTAATTTATTTGTTGCTCAGTGACTTGAGTAGACATACTGACAATATAAAAAGAAATCCTATAGTTACATTGT